TAGACACGCTAGAGAAAAACTTCGGTTGGAAACCAATCCATCCCAAAGAAGATGTACAGACAATTATGTACAGAGCTGGTCAAGCCAGCGTTATTGAATATATAAGATCCATAATGGACGAGGAAATCTAATGTGTATTTTTGGAAGAACACCATCAACGCCACCACCACCACCACTAGCTCCATCACCTCCACCTCCACCAGCTCCACCAGCTCCTACACCACCACCTAAACCAATAGGAACTGACATGGATCCACAGGTTAGGAGACAGAAAAGTAAAAAAGATAAAAATCCTTTTACAAAAGGAACTGGTTCTTTAAGAATAAAACTTGATCCTAGTATAAATACTGGATCTGATATGACTGGAACTCCAAATCAATGAAGACCGCACGTGAAAGATATGAAAAGCTCAGTAGTGAACGTATAGATTTTTTAAACACTGCTGTTGACTGTTCACAACTCACGTTACCGTATTTAATTGATGATGATTTATCTACTAAACCAAATCATAAAAGACTTATAACTCCTTGGCAAAGCGTAGGAGCTAAGTGTGTAGTAAGTTTAGCTTCAAAGCTAATGCTCGCCTTGCTTCCTCCGCAAACCACATTCTTTAAATTACAAGTTAGAGATGACAAGATAGGAGAAGAACTACCACCTGAAATTAGAAGTGAACTAGACCTTTCATTTTCCAAAATGGAAAGAATGATAATGGATTACATTGCAGCTTCTAGTGATCGGGTGGTTGTACACCAAGCATTAAAACATTTAATTGTTGGTGGTAATGCACTTTTATTTATGGGTAAGGATGGTCTTAAAAACTATCCTCTTAATAGATATGTCGTTAGCAGAGATGGTAACGGTAATGTAATTGAAATAGTTACAAAAGAATTAATTAATAAAAAGGTATTAGGTATTGAGCTGCCTGAACCTAAACCCAATCATCCGGGAGATGTTGGGAAGACAAGCTCTACTGGGGACGACGTTGAGGTGTACACCCACGTCCGACTAGACAATCAAAGTGGACGCTGGATCTGGCATCAGGAAGTAGACAATCAAATCCTTCCTAATAGTCGTAGCACAGCACCGAAAAATGCTAGTCCGTGGTTAGTCCTACGTTTTAATACTGTTGATGGAGAAGACTATGGTCGAGGAAGAGTAGAAGAATTTCTTGGCGATCTTAAATCTTTAGAAGGACTGTCTCAAGCTCTTGTTGAAGGAGCAGCTGCAGCAAGTAAAGTTATATTTTTAGTTTCTCCTTCTTCTACTACTAAACCAGCAACCATTGCCCAAGCTGGTAATGGTGCAATCGTACAAGGTAGAGCTGAAGACGTACAGGTAGTACAGGTTGGTAAAACAGCTGACTTTTCTACTGCTGCAAACATGGCGCAAGCCATAGAAAAAAGATTACTTGAAGCTTTCTTAGTGATGAACATTAGGAATGCTGAAAGAGTTACTGCTGAAGAGGTACGCCTTACTCAGCTTGAACTAGAACAACAATTGGGTGGGCAATTCTCATTGCTCAGTGTTGAGTTCTTAGTACCATATCTCAATAGAACATTATTAGTTTTACAGAGAAGTAAAGAGATACCAAACATACCTAAAGATTTAGTTCGACCACAGATTGTAGCCGGAGTTAACGCTCTTGGTCGTGGTCAAGATAGAGAAAGTTTAACTGCATTCATAGGAACTATTGCACAGACATTAGGTCCAGAAGCATTGATGCAATTTATCAACCCAACAGAAGCTATCAAGAGATTGGCAGCTGCTCAAGGTATAGATGTTCTGAACTTAGTTAAGACTGAGCAGCAAATGATGCAGGAGAAACAAGCTCTCATACAACAACAAACACAACAATCATTAGTTGACCAAGCCGGTCAGCTTGCAGGAACCCCATTAATGGACCCTGTTAAAAACTCAAATTTAGGAGAACAACTTGGACAAGGTGAAGCCCTCTCGCCCGACGAAGGTGGCGAGTAAACCTAAACCAAAAATTGAACAGCCTAAACCAAGCGAAGATACAGACAACGCAATAGTAACTAAGTATTCACCACAACCTAAAGTTGGTGAACCTACTATTGGTGTTGATCCTGAACAAGTTGTTCGTGTTGGTTTAGGTAATTTAAAAGTAATAGACAATGGCAGAAACACTTACTTATGATTCCACCCCCGCTGATGCACCTGAACTTAACGAACAAGAACAGGAAGCATTGCAAGTAGGTGAAAAATTAGCACAAGAAGAACAACAACTTCTTGCTGGTAAATTTCAAAATGCAGAAGAATTAGAAAAAGCTTATGTTGAACTACAAAAGAAATTAGGTAGTAACACAGAAGAAGAAACTGAAACATCTGCTGAAGAAACTAAAGAAGAAACAGATGAGGAAACTAATCCAGCGATATCTTTAATCAATGAAGCATCAGCTGAGTACTACGATAATGACAATACTTTATCACCAGAAACTATTGAAAAGTTTTCTAGTATGAGTAGTCAGGATTTAGTAAGTGCTTATTTAGAACTACAAAAGAATGCTCCCCAACAAACAGATGCACAATCTGAAAAAGATCTTACTGATCTAGAAATTAATAGAATAAAAAATTCTGTTGGAGGAGATAAAGAGTACGACAATATGATTAGTTGGGCTTCTCAAAATTTAAACGACCAGAAACGTACAGCCTTTGATAAGTTAATTAGCACTGGTGATGTAAATGCTATTGAGTTAGCAGTCGCTGGACTTAAATCTCAGTATGAAAATGCAAATGGATATGAAGGAAGAATGCTTTCAGGTAAAGCACCTAAAACTTCCGGTGAAGTATTTCGTAGTCAGGCAGAAGTTGTTCAGGCAATGAGTGACCCACGCTATGACAGAGATGAAGCTTATCGTCAAGACATATACGAAAGATTAGAAAGATCAAACCTTAAATTTTAATCATGCCTAAAGGAAAAGGAACCTACGGAACTAAAAAAGGTAGACCACCCAAAAAATGAAAACAAAAGACTTAGACAACTTATTAAATTATTACCCTTACGAACCACCAATAAGAGTTATGACAAATCACAACCACGAAAATGACCAATGGCATATTGCCGAGGAGACAAACGGTAGGCTTGCAATGCTTGGCGTTATTGCTGCTCTCGGTGCTTATGCACTTACCGGTCAGATCATACCCGGCATCTTCTAATCCATATAAATGGAAGATGAGTTGCTTTGATTTTGTTAAAGCAAGGCACAAAGTTCTATTGGATGAGGAACTTCCTATGACAGAAAAATATAAAGTCATCCAATTTTTCCTCTCTAAAGTTGAAGAGGAATGCGACAACATACATTTAAATTAATCAAATGGCTGCAATCTCATTACAAAGAGACACTACAACCAATTGGGAAAAGTTTTGTAACTGGGTCACTAGCACAGACAACCGCTTATACGTAGGTTGGTTTGGTGTGCTAATGATTCCATGTTTACTAGCTGCTACCACATGTTTTATACTCGCCTTTATCGCTGCACCACCAGTAGATATAGATGGCATACGTGAGCCAGTTTCCGGCTCGTTAATGTACGGGAACAATATTATATCGGGAGCAGTCGTCCCAAGCTCTAACGCAATCGGACTACATTTCTACCCAATTTGGGAAGCCGGAACCTTGGACGAATGGTTATATAACGGCGGACCATATCAACTTATTGTCTTTCACTTCCTTATAGGTGTTGCAGCCTATGCAGGCAGACAATGGGAACTTTCATACAGACTTGGAATGAGACCATGGATTTTTGTTGCTTATACAGCACCACTATCCGCAGCTCTTGCAGTCTTCTTAGTTTATCCATTCGGACAGGGTTCATTCTCTGACGGTATGCCTTTAGGAATCAGTGGAACATTTAACTTCATGTTTGTCTTCCAAGCGGAACACAACATCCTTATGCACCCCTTTCATATGCTCGGAGTTGCGGGTGTTTTTGGCGGTGCTTTGTTTGCTGCTATGCACGGAAGCCTTGTTACTTCCTCAATCATTCGGGAGACCACGGAAACTGAGTCACAGAATTATGGATATAAGTTTGGTCAAGAAGGCGAGACTTATAACATAGTTGCTGCACACGGTTACTTTGGCAGACTTATATTTCAATATGCTTCTTTTAATAATTCTCGTGCTCTACATTTCTTTCTTGGTACTTTCCCAGTGGTTGGCATATGGCTTACCTCCATGGGAATCTGCACTATGGCATTCAACCTTAATGGTTTCAACTTTAACCAGTCAGTAGTTGATAGCAATGGCAAAGTTGTTCCTACATGGGCGGATGTATTGAACAGAGCCAATCTTGGATTTGAAGTAATGCACGAGCGTAACGCTCACAACTTCCCACTTGACTTAGCTTCAACTGAGTCAACACAAGTTGCACTATCAGCCCCACAAATTGGTTGAAAAATTTTTGTTTATATCTAACCTTAATCACTAACTTATTTATATGCTCTGGCGTAATCCGCCATTGGAATAGTATGAAAACAAAAGACCCAGAAATTCTAAAACTACAGAAACAAGTAGATAAATTACTTGAGGAATATAGACAAGAAGAGATTCCTAAA